GCCGGGGTGCTGATCAGTCACGAGCGTTGACATCGCGCTGTCAGGAAACCGAGGGGTGATCGCCGGGATGCCGGGAATCGGGGCCGACGGTAGCCCGATTCCGCGTGATCCGTCGAGAGCAGGCTGTAAGTCGGGGGGTGCGCGTTACCCCCTACACCTCGCCCGGGGGCTCACCGCGGCACTTGCGCCACGACAGGCGCTCGCTCCACGGCTGCTCGCACACGTAGCAGCCGACGGTCAACTCCGCGAGATTCTCCGCGTCGAGGTGCACCTCTTCGGTCAGCCGCCCGCGGAGGCGCTCGGCCGACAGCCGGAACGCCGCCGCCGCGATCCATACGTGCTCGCCGGGGCGCGCCGGCACGAGCAGCTCGGGACGCGCGCCGCGGAACACGTACTGCACGTCGGTCACGCGCGCACGATAGGCCACCCCGCGAGCACGAGTTGCGCCCGCCGCAGCCGCGCCCGCAGCTCGTCGCCGTCGAGATCCTCATCCGCCTCGTCGCGCACGCCGGCCACCTGCGCCGCGTCCGCGTACGCGCCGCGCAGTACCGCGGCAGCCTCGAACGGATCGAACCGCGTCCGGCTCACCGTGCCGTCGGATAGCCGGCGTGACCACGACGGAGCGCACCGGAACCCGACCGACAGCTCTCGATAGACGCCGTCTTTGATCAATTCGAGCAGCTCGTCGCCGATCACCGTCTTACTCACCCGCCACTCGCCGTACAGCCCGGCCGCGTCGTCACGGAGCAGCATCGTCCGGCCGACCGGCGAGCCGCCCTGCCGCACGTGCTCGCGGGCGAAGTGCATCCGGTACGCCGGCAGTCCGCCCGGCGCCCGTCCGCGCTCGCCGGCCGCGATGACGTGATCGGCGCTGCCGCGCTCGAACATCTCGACGAGGTGCTCGTCGATCCGCTGTCGGTGCTCCCACGGCACGAGGATGCCGAACACCGTCCGCCCGTCCGATCCGCCCTGCTCGGCCCGCATGATGTCCAGCTCGGACGCGACCGGGTGGTACAACGTTTCCATTCGCATTCCGTTCCCCCTGTTTCCTCAGTAGGCCGCAGCAATGATTCCGAGTCGAATGAGAATAGCGACGATCAGCCAAATGATCAGCACCACGCCGGCTATGGCGCACATCCATAACGCGACTGATCGAGCCATGATCTCGCCTCTCGTCTGCGGTTCGCCTACGGCATAAACGGTGGTCGCCACTGCGATATACACAGCGATGAACAGCGCTATGTCGGTGAGCGCGTCGAGTGCGTGCTCGACGGTCACCCGTCCTTATCCTTTTTCTCGTCGGTCTTTTTCGCCTTCGCCTTGCGCGCCTTCGCCCGCTCTTCCTTGCGGATGCGCTTACGTTCCTTGGTGCGGCGCCGCCGCTCGCGCGTTTCGTTGCGGGCGATGCCCTGCGCCCATCCCATCGTCGCCGCGGACAGGTGGAGCAGCTCGTCGTACAGCTCGGCCGGATTGTCTTCGGTCGCGAGCTTGCCGAACGCGCCCGTAAGAATGGCGAGTTTCTCGGTGTCGCTCATGTCCGGATTAAGCGTCGTCCCCTGCCATCCGGTGAGCGTGCACATCTCGATCATGCGCTGCCCGAGATCGTTCCGGCTCTTTTTGGTGAGTGACTGTTTCACGAGACCTCGCAGATTAACGATGAGTGGCGGAGCGGGATCGGACGGGTTACCGCGTTCCAAACGGGAGACGTGTCCGGGCGGTTCACGCAATGGCGCGCCGGCCACCAATTCGGGCTCGTAATGCTCGGGTCGCAACGGCGGCACCGTGCCCGGCGGATCGGCCGTGGGAAGACTGCCCGCGCTCATGGCTCTCCGTTCCCGTAGTCGTATCTCCCAGCGCAGATCATCGAGTGCGTCGAGCGCGGCATGCCAGTAATGCCAGCGCTGCCGCCACCAATGAATCAGCCTTTGCCGACCGGATTCTTTCCCTTTCGGTGGCCAGGCCAATACCCGAAATGGTCGTGAAACCACTGCGACGCGATGCGCTTCGCCTTCTCCGGATTCCCGACGTGTTTGAGAATCTGCCGATAGAGGGCTGTCCACGGGTGCGGTTTGGTCGCCCATCGTTTCAGCCCCTTCCCGAGCCAATACTTTTTGAGCTGCCCCGGATCGCCGGGGTGCAGGTCCGCCCGCATCTGCTCATCGGAAAACGGACCGATCGGCGCCGAGCGTTCGAATAGGTCCGCGTCATGTTCGGTCCGGTAGAAATCCTGTGCAGTGATCATCACTCGTCCCCGTCCTCTGTTCGGCGGCCGACCGCGGCGAGCCGCGACCCGGCCCCGTGGGTGGGCCCCTGCGACCCGCGCTTGCCCGGCTGCCGGGCGCCCCTCGGTGTGTTCGCCCGCGGTGGGCCCCCTGGTAGGCCGGTCGCGGTGTCGTTACCGCCGGGTGGGCCGGCCGGCTCGTGGCTCTCAACGTTCGTCGGTAGTGCTTCCTCGCGTTGCTTCGGCGTGAGCTTCGGCCGGCGTTCCAACGCGCGGCACTCGTCGCGCGTCAGCACGCCATTGCGCACCGCAATTTCGTAGACCTGAAAGCGATTCAAGGTGTCCGCCTGCAGCTCGGCATTCCGGTTCGCCTCGACCCAATGCCCGCGCGGGCGGACGAGCGAGAGCGATTGTTCGAACCGTGCGAGCCATCCGCCGGCCGCGTGCCGGAGGAAGTCAATACCCTTCTGCTCGATGTTCTGATATGTGCCCGACACCTGGCCGGCGTTCACCCATTCCGCATCCATCCCGAACAGGTTCGCAATGTCGACGAGCGACAGCCGCCGCGCGTCGATCAATTGCGTCTCGCTCGGATTCCAGGCGAGCGGAGTGGCGTCCACGAGCGCGTTAGTCACCATCGGAGAGCGCACCCGCTGCGTCTCGATGGCCTTCGCTTTCAATTGCCCGGCCTGCGCCTCGTCGAAATCGGGGTCGTAGCTCTTAATGTGCATCGTCGGGACGCCGGCCGCGCCCACGTTTCCGGCCTGCTCCTGCAACGTCGCGGCGAGCGAGAGCGGCCCACCCGATAGGCCCGCCTCCAGGACGCCCATACCGCGCAGCGCCGCGGGCGCGCACGGGCCTTTCACGTGGAACACCTCGTCGGCGGAATACCACTTGCCCGCGGTGCTCACGGTGTCCGCGTAGAACGGCGTCGCGCCGATCCAATACGCGGGCGCGCCGAGCGGGATCGGGAGCGGGATGTGATCGCTCCGCTCGCGCCGCTTGATCCACACGTGATCCGCGGGAACGGGCGTGATCGCGCTCGGGTAGCCGAGCCGATCGCGGTCCGCGTACAGCCCGATCGCGTTCCCGTGGAACAGTGCGTCGAGTCCCCACGATGAGAAGGTGGTCATCCGGGTATCGGGGGGTGCCGGCTGATCGAGCACGGGAGGCACCGGGAGTAGCTCGGGCGGATCATCGCTCGTCGCCCCTGGTGCCTTCCGGTACTCGTCCCACGGCAGCCGGCCGAGCAGGTCCGCGAGCAGCATGGATGCCCGCCACGCCGCCGCGATCTGCAGGACGCCGCGGTACGGGCCCGAGCCGCCCCACGACGGATAGGCGCCGCCCGGCCCGATGACGATCGTGTCGTGCCGGCTCGCGCCGCTCACCGTGTCCTGCTGTGTGATCTTTATGTCACGCGTGAAGATCTCACCGAGTCCCATGATCAGCGCTCACTTGCCGTGCGCCGGTAGTCGTCGAGCAGCGACGCACGGGGGTCGGTCGCGATCGGCGCCGGCACCACGCGCGGGCGGTGGCCGACCTCCAATGCCGTCCCGCCGGCCACCGCGAGCACGCTCACGACCGCGAGCGCGAGCCCGGGGGACAGCACGAGGAACAGGCCCACCGCGAGCCCCACGGCGCCGAGGGCCTGCAGTGATCCGGCAAGCCATCCCATCGGCCCGCCCCCTTTCATGATCGAGTTACTCGAGGTTGACATCGCGCTGTCAGAAAATCTGCGCACGCATGGGCGGCCGAATCGGCTCGACCGCCGACCGCACGAGGTGCACCGCGCCGGCCGCCGCATAGACCGCGTCGCAGTGCCCGCCACCGCGGCGCGTGAGCCGCCACCCGCTCTCGCCGGCAGGTGGGTCCACCCGCTGCGCCGCGACCGCCTGCGTGTCGAGCAGCGGGTCGGACGGGTGCGACAGGCGCCGGCTACGGATCAGCTCGGCGAGCCCCTGCGCGGCCTCGCGTTCCATGACCGCGGACAGCCGCGCCGCCTGGTGCTCGTCGTCCAGCACGACCCGACCATCTTTGATCACTGGCGCGATCTTGCGGGTGGTCCGGCGCAGCCCGCGCAGGATCGGCCCGAGCGAGCCGACCGGGCTCGTCGGGAACCACCCGATCTCGATCGGCCGGATCTTGCGCAGGATGCCCGGCAACGCGCGCTCGGCCGCCGCCACCGCGGCCCGGCCGGACCACGCGCCGATCACCGACACGGCGGCCCGGTTCCCGGGGAGCTGCGCCGCCGCGCAGGCGGTCACGTGCTCGCCGTCGAGCGCCACGTCGACACACACCGCGACGTCGCCGGCCCCGCGCAGCGTCAGCATGGGATCACCGCACGCGGCCCACTCCGTCGGATCGAACGCGAGATCGAGCGTGCCGACCCGTTGGCACAACAACTCCGTGCGGAACACCTGCGGGGGGTCGGTGGCGAGGAACCCGAGCACGGCATCGGTGGTGATCGGCGCCGGCTGCCACCCGCCGGGGCCCATCATGTCGATATTCAGACCGGGCATCGCCTGGCACCATCCGGCCGGATCGTCGAGCGGGCACCCGTCCGGGGCGCTCCACTCGGCGAGGAAGAGCCCGCCGGCCGGATCGGGCGCGAGCTGCTCCACGTCGGTGTGCTCGGCCCCGTAGGCGAGCCCGAGTAGCTCGATGTCGGACTCGCGCGCGCACGCCGCAATGCCCTCCAGCGCGCGCACGCGAAGATCGTTCAATACGACGGACTGATCGTCGCCCGCGTTCGAAACGAGCACGAGCAGCGCATCGGGGACCGCGAGCGTCGTTTTCGACAGCGCCGCCCATGCCAGGTAATCGCGATGCTCGCGCAGCTCGTCGAGCAGCAACACGTGCACGGTGAGGCCACGGCCGGCCCCGCGGGTGCACGCCGTGATGCGGTAGCGCTGCCCGTCTGCCAGGGTGAGGCACTGCTCCCCGTTGGTGTACCGCACCCCGCCCGTCGTCGGGATCTCGGCCGCCGTGTCCGGGTTTGACCGCGCCATGTCAACGGCGCCGAGCCAACACTCGCGGGCGATGTCGAGGGACTGCGCGGCGCCGAGCACCATTGCCGCTTTCCGCACGTACAGCGCCCACAAGGCGATGATCCGCAAGAGGAAACTCTTACCCTGCTGTCGCGCCACGAGCAGCAACAGCGAGCGGAACCGCAGCCGTCGCCGGCCGGATACCGCCTCGATCGACAGCGACAGTTCGAGCGCATGGATGAGGAACCACCGCTGCCAGGGGAGCAGCGCCACGTGCAGCACATCGCGGGCGAACGCGATCACCTCGAACCCGCGCGAGGTGCTCGGGCGCAGCGCGCAGCCGCAGCCGCACGGGCCCGGCACTCCGCCCCACCGCGGCGGAGTGAACAGCCGCGGAGTCGTACTACCGCGCAGCCCCTCGACGAACCGCGGCGGAGCCCCCGACAGCGCGGTGCTCACGCCGCGTGCCAGTCATTCCAGGCGCCCACGGCGCACAGCGTCACCACGAGGACGATGAAAGCGATCACCGCGGCCGTCATGTGTTCGCCTCATAGGCCGACGCGAACCGCTCGACCGCTTCCGCGAGCTGCCCGACCCGCTCGGCCAGCGACAGCGACGCGTACAGCCGCGCCTTGTCGACCGGATCGAAGTCGTACGCCGCGATGATGTTCTCGACGACGTCGCACGCGTTCTCCGCGGCCACCGAGCACGCGTGCCGTTCCCCGCCGCTCAC